CGCCCGGGTCGAAGGGGTCGGACTCGGCGTAGGGAATGTGGAAGCAGTCGCACCGGGGGTGCCGCTCGAAGCCCTGATTGAACTTGAACAACTTGCCAGCCAGGACTGCGCACCGCTGGCAGCAGGGCGGGTTGACGTGCCGAATCCAACCCGTTTTCGGCGTGGACGCGATGGCGACACTCGCCGCGCTTCGTGCCGTGTCCGCAATGGTCGTATGAACGGCCATGTCGAGCCACTGACCGCCGATCCGAAGCCGCTCATCTAGCGAGTCGGCATTGGCCTCGCGTGCCTTCACGACGGCCCCGTAGAGCAGCGTTTCGAGCTCGCGCCCATCTGCCGCAATACCGGCGAAACCTTCCGGTCGAACCGTGCCTACCGACTCGGGCGACGCGCCGACCTGAGCCAGCGACGCCGGGACATAGGAGGCGCCCGAGCGGGCCGCGCCCAACTGTGCCGACGCCGTGAGCAAGGCCAGCCTCGGCCCGACCCGCGCCCACCCTGCGTCGAAGTCCGAGCCGATCGTCGACCACTCGCGCCGGGTCAGGCCCAGCGTGGCAACGATGAGACGCTGCTGCGCCCGGTAGTGGTCAGAGACCGCCTGCGGGAGCACCCGCGCCGCCCGTCAGCGCACGAGCCGCACCAAGGATCGGGTCTGAGGACGCCTGCTCCTCGCGGCGCTGGAGTTCCTTGTCGATCTCCTGCTGACCCATGCCATAGCGGCGCTCGAGGATGCCCGCGTCGGACCAGCCGATCTGCTTGTCCTTCAGCGCCGCGTCGGACGTCTGCGCGTCGCTCGAGGTCTCCGGGTTCTTCCACCCGATAACCGCAGTCCGGCACGCCTCGGCCACAGCCGTGTTGCCGCGGACAAGGGCCATGCGCCGGAACGTCTCGCGCTGTGGGCCGGACAGGTGCTTGTGACCGTCGCGCACCTTCATGTGCAGCGGCGTGCGGAGCCCGTCGAGCGTTTCGCCGTTCACGTTGGACAGCGCGCCCAAGTAGTTCAGCGGCGTCTTCGTCTGCGCGCCGATGTGCTTCACGAGGGTGTCGATCACTCCCGTGAACACGTCCAGCTTGGCCGAGTCCCACTGACCAATGGTCGTATTCTGACCCGTGAGCCACAGCATCCGACCGCGAGTCAACTGCTCGACGTCGATCGGCGCCTCGCCGACCTTCTGCCCGTTCGCGTCCAAGATCGGAACCTTCGGCGGCTCCTGACCCATGACGACGCGCGCCGGCATCGACGCATAGTCGGCGGCGCCGAACAGGTACGCCCACATAAGGTTCGCAGCATCCTGCCCCGCCATCGTCCCCTCGATGTCCGAGATGGGACCATCGCCGAGCAGTGGCCGGTTGGGGAACTCCACGATCGGGAGGACGCCCAGCGGGTTCGGCAGCGGCCATGTGTCATCCGACGCGGCCTGGCGCGGCGACCATCCGCCATCCTGAGCGTAGGACGACGGTAGGACAAGCCCGGACGATGCGTAAGACGCCAGCGACTTGGGCCGCTCGAACTTCCACACGAGGTCTTCGGCGAAGTAGGTGGCGAACTCCTTGTCGTCCTCCACCCACGCCTTGAGCTGGTCACGCTGCGAACCGTCAGCCCAATAGGCGACGATGACCTGCGAAGCGTGCTCCCACGTCAGGACCGGCTCGTCGTCACGATTGCCCCACACCATCGCAAACGAGCGCGACGTGACGGCCCCAGACAGGAACCCCTGAGACGACTTCGACTGGCCGTCGTTGATGTTCCAATCGCGCAGCAGCACCCGCTCGTCGCTCGACAGGTCGTCGGCATCCTCGCCCAGGTGGATTGACGCGAACTCGGTCAACTCGGGAGCGGCTGAACCGACGACGCCGCACCAGTTGTCCGACCAGCCCTCGAACCGCTCGCCGTGGAAGCGGCGGAACTCCGGGGATGCGTAGCGCAACGGCTGGTCGCCCTTGAAGTAGCGTTCCCGATTGGCGACCGGGCCGCGGCGGGTCTTCAGTTCGGCGTACAGGGTGTTCACCCGGGCGGTGGCCTGCTTGGCGGTCAGAGCCACGGGGCCTCCTTCTCGGGTCGTCAGAACACGTAGGCGTAGGACTCGGTCTCGTTGCCCCACCCAGCGGCACGGGCGTCGGACGCGGCCTCGTGCGCGAGGACCGACGTCACGGCGGCGTCGATCTTCTGGTGATAGGCGCCCGCGGGCTTGGACAGGATGTAGCGTTCGCCGGCCTTCGCCGCCTTGCGCGCGTTGCCGATATGAGTCGCCGACACCTTGCAGTCGTCGTGCGTCAGTGAGCCGGCAGTCAGGTCCGTCACGAACCGCTCGAGGGCCGCGTGCATCTGCGACACCCGGTAGGTGGGCCAGGGGATGACGACGTTGTCGCCGAACTCCAGCGCCCAGGCGTCAACCTCGGACTGCCACCACGGCGGATCGGCGTACATCCGCGTCACCCGGTAGCGCCCGAACAGCTCGGACACCGCCGCATTGACCTCGCCGCGGGGGATGATGCCGCCCCACTCTGCGGGGTTCCACAGCGTCGGACGCTTGTCCGGGCCATAGGTCGGGGTGAACAGGACGCCCTCGCGCGTCTCGGCGCGGATGCACGTCCAGTCGTCAGTTTGCGAACCGTCGAACCCGAGCGCTATGTCGAGCACGTCGACTCCCACAATTTGTCAGGCAGCCACGCGCCCAAGCCCTGCACCAGCCGATTCCCGAAGAAGCGCTCGGCCTGCTGCGGGTCGCGCTCCATGAGCTCGGCCGCCTCAGCCTCGATCGCGTCGAGGTCGACCCACGGGGAGCCGGCGTAGACGTAGCGGAGGATCTTGCGGCGCTCGGCCTTGTTGGCGAACGACAGCGACGACGGTGCCTGCGGGAAGTCTCGGAAGATGTCCTTGGCGGAGGACTCGAACGTGCGCTGGGCGACCGACAACTCTGCCGGGTCCCATGCGTTCGTCGTCTCCCACGCGCGGCCACCCATGCCAGCGAGGCCACGACGCTGCGTCTCGGCGACGCGCACCATGCCGGCCGACTCGGTCCAAATGCCCGTCTCGTCCTGCGGCACGAACGTCACGCGAGCACCCAAGCGGGACTTGGCTGATGACGTCACGGTGTCAATGCGCCCCGCGCCGGGAAGTCGGATGAACTCCTCGCCCGTCTTTGGGATCAGTTCAGCCAGCGGCCCGAGTTGGATCATGGGACGCAGCGCGTCGTAGATGTTGTCCGTCTGCTCATTCGACGTCGCTGTGATCTGGATGAGCGGAGTCGGCCACGGGATGCCCATAGCCTCGCCCGGCTCGTAGGCGTAGACGAACCCACAGCCACACCCGAAGTCGCGGCAGTCATAGACCTCGCCACCGCGAGCCCAGCCGTCGAACAGCGCCGGGCCGACACCCTCGAGACAGATGATCGCCGCGGTGAACGGACCCTTGCCCGTCTTCTGCGGTCGCACCGTCTGAGAGCGGCGGAAGTAGAACGCGGGCGCGAGCTGCCCACGAGTCGCAGACGGCTTCACCTGGTAGTGGTTCAGCGTGTCCCACGCCTGCCAACCCGAGAGCGCAAACCGTTGCCCACGAGAGAAGCCGTCAGGGATGACGCAGTGAGCCTCGATCCAGTCGACCGCGACGAACAGGGTCGGGAAGTCGACGCGGTAACTAGGCTCCGGGCTCGACATCAGTCACGACCTTGAAGCGGTCGCGCGCAGACTGGCCGGCAGGCTCGGACGCCTCACGCTGAGCGGCGACCTGATCGGCGGCGATCTTCCACCGACGACGAGCGAGGCCATCCTGCGAGATCCCGAGGCCTTCCATGAGCTGCTTGACCAGCGTGCCCAGGTTCGTCGGCGCGCCCGGCGCCTCGGCCTCAGTCAGCCGGCGCACATAGAGGGCAACCTCGAGAGTCGATCCGTCGCGCTCCCACTGGACAGCCTGCGGGCGAGCCCACTCGGAAGCCCAGACCTCGACCTCACGGGCCGACGCCTTCGGGGACAGCGGCCACTCGGGCGGATCACCCAAGCGACCCTCGGCCGGCAGCGTCGTCCACCCAGCCAGGTCGGACGGGCGATCGCGTCGAAGTGCGTTCGGGTCCGGCGGGGGGCCGGATCGAGCACGCGCACCACCTTGAGCCATGTTGCACCGCCTTGCGCGGGGAAGGCTGCGGCGTTGCGCTCGCAGCGGGGATATATCACGGGGGGCATGTGGCCGGAGGGTCTGAACTTGACCGACCCCTTAGCGCCCTCTCCGGCGGTCTGCTGGCCGGGGTGGGTAGGGGTCACCCCCCACCCTTCTAGTCGCGTGGTGAGATACGAAAGCCGCCTGGCTGGTGCTGTGCGGTCTCGACGCTGTGGCATGTGTGGCACAACCCGCGGCCATGCGCTGGGTCGTTGCTGTCCATGCCCTGCTCGATCAGCTCTCGCTTGCTGAGTGGGTAGTGGTCGGCCACTGTGGATGGTGTGCGCTTGCACACCTGGCAGATGGGGTGCTTAGCGAGTACGCCCTCACGGAAGCGCTTGCGGTGCTCGACCCCATAGCCGCGCTGGGTGGCCGTACCTCGCGCCTGGTCTGCGGCCTTGGTGTGCTCGGCGCATCGTGGCTTGTCGCTGATGGTGGGGCAGCCATGCACGTTGCACACGCGCATAGCCATCAGACGGGCCGTCCGTGCCTGCTGAGCCAGCGGCAGGTCTCGCACGTCCATGCGCTCACCCCTCTCGGGACAGCGAACCGCCCCGGCGCGTTGGCACTCGGGGCGGTCGGGTGGTGCCACAGTTCAGGCACCGTACTAACTACTTTGTACCTTGCTTTGTGCCGACTGTCAAGGAAGCTGACCGGCCGGCGTCGTTGATGGCG